CCGACGGCGACTATTGGGACAGTAACCTTATCGAGTCTCACAGGGCTTGTCGCCATCAACAGCGTTTCCGTAACCATACAAAGTAGTCCATTACAATTTATTGTTGGAGTGTCCAACGACCAGATTGGAACGCCATCCAATGTAAACTTATTTGGGAATCGAACAGGCTTTAATAACTCGGGGTCGATTGTGAACCTTATGGGACCCAGCGCCGGACTGAATAACACAGGGTCGTCAGTCAATGCGTTTGGTTTCAATGCAGCTCTTAATAATTCCGGAACATACGTCAATGCGTTTGGGTTCAATGCCGGGTCGGGGAACACGAGGGACAGCTTGAATGCGTTTGGAGCCAACGCTGGAATGGGAAACAAAGGTGTAAATCTTGTAGCGATTGGTTCGAATGCTGGGTCGAACAATACTGGCAGTAACAATGTTAGTATAGGTGACTGGGCGGGATGGAATCTGTCGGGGGCAAGCAACGTTGCCGTAGGGTTCCGGTCTCTCGTGGACAACAGTGGATCAAATACGATCGGTATTGGTTTCAACGCCGGTGTGTCTGGTGCAGCGACCAACTGTATTTACATTGGACAGTATGCGGGGTTAAGCAATACTCGTGCGAACTCTATCTTCATAGGTAGCAACCCAGGGTATTCGGTGGCAGCAGATCATCAGTTTGTGGTGTATTCCCTGTCCACGCTTCCGCTGATCCAGGGAGATTTGAGTTTTAACCGTGTAGGTCTCGGCAAAGCTCCAGGGGCGTTTGCACTGGACGTATCGGGAACTATCCAGGCATCCAACGTCTCTCTTGGCAAGCTCAATGGTGTTACATGGTCTACATCAACTACCCCAGCAAATGGGACAGTTCCTACCTATATCGGTGCAAGTATAGAATGGCTGGTTCCAGGGGCGGGTGCTGCCGCTGCATGGTCGACATATCCGGCAACTCAAGTTGTGAACATATCTGGATACGATCTGTCCGGAATCGTATCGTTCAATTCGGTGTCAGCAGTATTTGTATCGGCGAGTCGACAAGTTGGATTTGGAATCGGAGTTCTCGCTGGAAACACTGGATCAAACGTAGTAGCTCTTGGAAATGGAGCCGGGTCGGGTGGAACAACGAATAATATGATATTCCTGGGAAGCAATCCGGGGTATACTCCTGCTGTAAGCAATGCGTTTATTGTATATTCTACCAGTGCTGGGGTGCCGTTCCTCCAGGGAGATATATCTGCTAGACTACTTGGAATCGGTCGGGTTCCTCGGGCAGAGTATGCCCTTGACGTATGTGGAACAATCGCAGGTAGTGGGTTCTTCACCTCTGCAGGGTCCGCCAGTACAATCGGTCCCATCTTCATCTCTAACTCTCGGGTAGGAATCGGAGCACAGGCGGATCCTACATACAAGCTTGACGTCCAAGGCATTCTACGTGTTTCCAACATCATCGCCACTAATACTGAATTAAGCAATCTAATCGGGGGGATAACCCTATCAAACACGACATTATCGGCAGCGACCGTGAATGCAGTGACCGTCAACGTAAATACCTTGTGTGCTGGCAAACTGCTTTTCGGAGACGTGGTTGCGCTAGGATCCAGCTCCCTCTCGGGAAATACTGCGCAATACGCAAACGCCCTCGGATTCTATGCTGGATTATCAAATACTCAGAGCAACTGCACCTTCATTGGAAAAAATCCGAGCCTAGTTAGTTCGGGAGCTACTGCGCCCAACACATTCCTGGTCTACTCCACTTCGGTGGCTCCCACCATCCAGGCGGATACATCAAATAACCGTGTAGGAATTGGAAAGGTTCCAGGACCATTCGCACTCGACGTTTCGGGGACAGCGAATGTTGTCAGTCTGAGTTCCCAATCGGTGACTACAGTTAGTATGACTACGACCAACATACAGATAAACTCTACAGTTGTTGGATTGGGATCCAACTCTCTCTCGGGAAATACTGCACAATACGTAAATGCACTAGGATACCAGGCTGGACACGCAAATTCCTTTTCAAACTGCACGTTCATCGGAAGCAATCCAAACCCCACGTCTTCAGGTGCTACCCAGCCCAATACATTCCTGGTCTACTCTACCGCTGCCACTGCTCCAACCATCCAGGCGGATACATTAAATAACCGTGTAGGAATCGGTTGTGTCCCCGGAGCATATGCTCTAGATGTATCGGGGACAATCCGCACAACATCCAGTATCATTAACACCATCAACGTAGCCATCGTCAATTCAGGTAATCTTGTTCTTTCCGCTGGTAATGCTTCGATTTATTACAACCTTGTATATGCTGGCGGAACCAATATTACAATTAATTTACCAGCGCAAAATGAACTGAGTAGGCTTACACGTTATTTGGTTGTCGGTGGTGGTGGTGGCGGTGGTTCGCGATTTGGAGGTGGCGGCGGAGCAGGAGGATTTCGAACAGGCCCACTAACAGTTACTAGTGGAATATCATATACTGTCACTGTTGGCGCTGGAGGTGCAGGAGGAGGGGCTGGCGGTACACAGGGATCATTTGGAACGAATGGTAGTGATTCAGTATTTTCGTCAATAACATCCCTTGGCGGTGGTGGCGGTGGAGCTGGAGATGGTGGTGCTGGAAGGAACGGAGGATCTGGTGGTGGAGGTGCTGGACGTTTTGCGTCGGGAAAAGGATTGGGTACGGCTGGACAAGGAAATGATGGTGGCTTGACAAATGAGGTCCCAGGCGGCGCCGGCGGCGCACCTCCGTATTTCGGAGGTGGAGGTGGTGGTGCAGGGGGGGTAGGGGCGCAGGGTGGTTCGGGTGCAGCTACGGGAGGTATAGGAGCTCTAAGTGATATTACGGGAGCGGATAATATACGCTATGCCGGTGGTGGCGGCGGTGCAGGCGGAAACACCACCGGCGCAATAGGTGGTCTTGGCGGCGGTGGGGCTGGTAGCGTAGGTACTTCCCCTGGATCTCCAGGACAAGCAAATACTGGAGGCGGCGGTGGCGGCGGTTCTTATATTATTAACGTCGGCACGCCACAACAGGCAGCAGGTGGAGAAGGTGGTTCCGGTGTTGTTATCATTTCGTATGATTCCCCCACTTGCAATCGGACAGGGTCTTACAAGTCCGAGTCCGACGATTGTTACTGGCAATTATGTTTACACATTCACGGCAGGAACGGGTAGTATCTCTTGGGCGCAGGGTGCTAATGTTGAACCTACAAGGGGAAGTTACTGGGTTATCAAAAATAACTCGCCTATCAATTATACCCTGAATTTTGTGGGGGGAACCCTGAATACTGTCGGGGGTCCAACATCCATGTATCTCCAAGCAGGAAACGGCTTGACTCTCATTTACTCGGGTGCGAACTCGGTATATTACACGTTCTAAACTGTCAGCCCATCAACAATGAGTAGGATCACAGATACCCGAACAGTCGCAGATTTCCAAACGTTTACGTTTTCTGGGCACGCACGCACTCTTGCCCATAAATCACTGCTTCAGAGCATTCAGCTGGGGCATGCCGATTATGCGTGTTACTGGACACTGGAACTCCTGTGTTCCGGTCTTGTTCATTCTTTGTGGAATACCCTGTTTGAAGGCGGATCTCTCTACGTCCACCGCTGTCCCAATATGTTCACCTACCTCACATCGCAGTATGAACGGTTTGCCTCCATTGAAGACCGGTTCAGCATTCATACGATGACAGATATCCGCAATCACGAAGATGCTAGGGCACTGGTATGTGAAACAGCGGTAGCCTTGGCAATTGCCCGGAAACAGAAACCGATTGCACTTCCGACGATCAAACCCCTGCACGATTTCCAACCAGAAACTGTGCGTGAAAATCTCCGGGCAACATCACAGGCTGCATGCCTGCCATTCGTCAAGTCCGACGACCCTTACGAACTCAAGATTCCATTTAACGAGTTCTGTTTTTCTATTCAGACTCGGGATACCCTGCGGGCCCTGTATTGGATGTCATGGATACTGTCGTATGCTCGTGAACAGAAGAAACGGACAAAACAGCCTCTTCTCTGTGCGGAACGCCGCAATCCTTACGTGAATTCCAAGTTTTCCAAAGCTCTGGTCTGGATGTTCTGGGATGTCTTGAATGCTCATTCCAATACGTATATTGAATCCCTGTATAAACTCTACTGCCTACGATGGGAACCCAAACTGTCTAAGCCCCGCCAGCCCCTTCTTCTGACGGCAGTTGTCTTTGTCACGGAAACCCTGGATGCCCGTGAACCTGCTAAACGCAATGAGCTGGAAATTAGTGCAGTGCTCCACAAGATTCCACAGCTCCTAGAAACAATACAAGCCACTCGCAATACTTTCCAAGCTAGAGAATAATACACATATACGATGCCTGCCCCTACCGATATGCAGAAACTCCAGATCTCGGCGTTCCAGGGACTCCTGTTCTACATCCTGGCCAATCCGATCACGTTCCGGGTCGTGGACGGTCTGTCTCGCTCGATAAGCGGTCCCCGGGTGTTCGAGAACGGTGTCCCGACAGGCATCGGCCTGCTTGTCCACGCTGCCGTCTTCTTTGCCGTCACGATGGGTCTGATGTATATTTAGACCTACCGTGAATAGGAATACAATGTATACTCTCTCCAAGGTATGGGAATCCCGCCCGGTTCCCCAGAAAACTTATAAAACGACGTTCCTTTGGTGTGGACTCCAGTGTCTGAATCCACACGAAAAGACGTGCCGAACATTCCAGCCCCAGAAGGACGGGATGGTAAAAATTGAAACCCATCCATATCCGAATGTTCTGGACAGGATTGACTATTCTGAAACAGTCAAGGTATCGGTATGGCAGGACGGATCGTTCACGGAGAACGATGATCTGTTTACGCCGGCGGGGCAGCAGCCTTCTTCGAAAACCACGAAGGGCAGCACTTCTTCACCTCGGCCAGGGCCACGTTCGCAACCTTCCCGACCTCGGCCTTCACGATCTTGACGGCCTCAATGACGTAGGGAAGCGCAACATCGCACCACGTGACGAGCTGAGTCTTCTGCTCCTCGGACAGGGGAGATTCACGAATGGCCTTCTTGACCTCATCCACAATGAACTTCGCCTTGTCCTCGTCCGACCGATCGGCGAGGATCTCTACCTCGGCGATCTTCTGAATGACAAACTTCACGAGCTCAGACTTGTTGGCAAAGTCGACGACGGCAGTCTTCACTACATCAATGGCAGTAGCAACGGGTGCTGGTGCAGGTGCTGGAACGGGTACAGGGTCAGACATGCTTGTGTTTAATTTTAGGTCTTACAAAACTTTCCATAAAATAACATGGAAATCTCGGATATTGTCTACCTTGCCTTTGCAACCATTATGGTGATTGTAGTTCTTCATATTGGAGTATTCTGGATTTCCAGGACGATCCAGGCGCCCAAGCCGAAGATCGTGTATGTCGACCGCACCCCTCTCCCCGCCCTCATTCCTGAGCTTCAAGTTCCGCCGCCGCCTCCCCAGCCCCAGCCTCAGATTGTTGTCCTTCCTCCAAGGGTAGAGCCGCCTCAAAGCCAGAGCCAGACTGCTACAGTCCCCACCTTTATTGGAATGCCTCCCCCTGCCGCCCAGCCAATGCCTGAACTCCCTCCTCCAATCGATACCCGTGAAATGGATAAGGTCGGGTGGTCGGGGGCATCGGGAGGAACGCCGGCGAAGTAGGAGAATGCGAACGAGCGAGGGAACCCGAGTGAGAGTGATTTTGATGGTAGATGATTGATAGTATATATGAATAGACTCAAAACACTCTACGGATGGGATTCGGGACTTCGCATGACCCGTCAAGGTCAAGGACCAATTGGGGCATTCACCTGCAAATCTCCACAGACAAGCGGAATGCCAGGATGGCTGTGTCTTACCCGTGACGAATCGTCAACACCGGTAGCCTACTGGGTCCCCCGGAAACCCGATGCGACTCCTCAGATTTTCAGGATGGTTTGGGATGAACGGTGTTTTGAAGATACAATCTTGCGAGTCGAATACACCTCCACACATATGTATATCGCAGATATGTGGATGTGGAATGGAACCCCTATGTTCAAGACAAAGTCGTTTGCACAGAGGAACGAGTTCTTGAAGTTGGCGATGGCGGCGTATACTCCGTGCCCTGCGTTTGAGACCCGGAAGGTAGAGCACCGAGACAATGCGACCGATATTCGTGGACACGAGTATTATACGGATGCTCATGGCGAAAAGGGGATCTTTATGGAAACCAAGCCAGAGATCCAAAACCACGACAAGTATGAGATCGTTTCTACGGATATTCCTGACGTGTATAAAGTTGCGGACGTGGGATATTTGCGTGTACAGACATTGGCACTATCCAAACATCTTCGCAGTCTAGGATCCGTGTTCACACTGGAGTGCGTCCAGAATGAAGACGGGACATGGACACCGAGAATCTAGAATCTAGTCTCTGTCCAATACAAATGGCTCGTGGTCGTAAACATACAAAAAAGGCTGGTCGCCGTCGTAGTCGTTCGGTCAAGCGTGGAGGCGGATACGGATTCGGCGGATCGATTCTGTCCGATCCTGGCCGCCCGAATGCTGGAAGTGCACTCTGGAATAATCAGGCGGGCAGCGATTGCGGCGCCAATCTCCAGGGTCGTGGCGGAAACAACATGACGGGTGGTCGTCGCCGCCGTGGAAAGGGGAAGACGGCGGGTCGTCGTCGTCGTCACCGGGGAGGCACTCTTGCTCTCCAGCAGCCTCGGGCGGGATACACATTTAACGGCTCGGGCATTGCCGGAACGGCCGATACCGTTGCGGTTGGAAGCCCAGTAACGGTTGTTTAAATTCTACCCTAGAATCAATGAAGGCAAACGTGGATACTGCTGTCGCTTCTCTACTTTTGCTGGTGACCATCGTATTCCTTGTCCAGCGCCAGCTAGGATACCTCGCTGTCTGGCTTGTGCTGATTACCGCCGTAGTCGGATACGGCGTCCGCATGCCCCTGACCGCTGCCGTAACGCTTGGAATCGCCACGATTGCGGGTGTAGTCCTGATTTCGGGCCAGGCTCTCAAGGAGAACTACGAGAACCCTACGGAGAGCGACGAGAAGAAGAGTGAAAAGAAGGACAAGGAGAAGCAGGAAAAGAAGGATCCGGAACCTCACAGCGATTCCAAATCGGCGAAGATCGAGGACTCTCACCTGGATGCGGGAACCACGGTTCTACACGCCTTCCAGAAACTGAACCCCGAACAGGTTTTGCAGATGCGTGACGATACGAAGGAACTCATGGATACTCAGAAACAGCTTGTGGAGACGCTCTCTTCCCTGGGACCTCAGGTCCAGCAGGGAGCAGAACTCGTCAAGAGTTTCCAGGGAATGTTCGGTGGCAATCTAACCGAGGTTCTGAAGCAGTGAGATGGCTGCCGCATACTTGAAATACTGATGGTTGCGATCGGCTGAATTAATTTTGATGAGTGGAAGACCAAGACCATGGGTCAGGATTTTCCACGTGTAGAGGGTTGTGCCGAGATGGTAGTGTTCTACCACCTCGCTCCAGCACGAGAATGCGCTCCAGAGAACTTGGAGAGAAGATGCAGCGTAAAAAAGTATAGAGAAGGTG